TGTCTTTTGTGTGTAGTCTAAGCCTTGTTGTGCTAATGCTACGACTTCGTCTAGTGGCTTTTCAACTTCTTCACCATTAACTTTTAGCTTTAGGATAGCAGGAACTTCATCTTCTTCAGACTGTTCTACTTCTTCAGCTTCTGCTTCTGGTTCTTCGTCTGTTGCTTCTTCTGTCTCTACTTCATCAGTAGTTTCAGCTTCTGCTTCAACCTCTAGTGGTGGTTGTTCTCTTTCTTCTTCTTGAACTTCAGTTGGTTTAACGTCAGTTACAATATCATCACCTAGCATAGCCTCTAATCGGCTTTGTGGTGACTGTTCTGGGACTTGGTCACTCATAATATTTTCCTTGAAATTAGACAATAAAAAAGACTCCGAAGAGCCTTAAGTGGGCTTGTCCTTACCCAAATATCTTAAACTTAGGTCTGTCCGTTTGGATAGATGCTAACTTACCTGTTTGCATAACGTCAGTAAGTTGTTTGTTAATTTGATTTAATAACTGTAGTGCGATTACTAATTTGTTGTGAGTTTTCTCATCACCTAGTGGACTTGTTGTCATACTAGCTACGATATTCTCACGTACTTTAGCAATAGCTTCTTGATACACAGGGTTATCTAGGATAACTGCTGCTTGTTCACCACGTTTAATTTCTTCTAATGACTTATCCGCCATACATCATTCCTGACTGTGCTTTAATTTGTGCAATAGCTAAGTCAGTTTCTGCTTTTAATTGTGCTTTAAAGCGTTCCAACTCAGCTTGAGCTGCTATCTTCTCACGTTCTATTATAACATCATTTTGTGATCTGAGTTGCTCTTGTTGTAGTTGTGCTTGTGCTTTCTCACGTTCAATCTGTAATTGACCTTGAACAGCGATTTCTGCTTCTGAAGGCTTGTCTTCTTGCTGACCTTCTTGTTCAGGTGTATTAGCTGGATTAACCCAGAACTCTTCAGGATTCTTAAATCCTGCGTTTTGTGTGAGTTTAGCTAACGCATTGTAAATCTTTTCAGGGTTAGTTAAGCCTACTTGGATAGCTTCTTTTTGCATATTCAAGATAGTAGTTAAGTGAACTAATTGTTGATCTTTATTACCTGCACCTAAGCCTACAGAGATAGATAAGTCTTTACGATCTTTCCATTCTCTTGGATCAACTTCTACCCATTTGTTTCTAATACGAACAATATCTGGTTTAGTAAGTGTTGTTCTTACTAATCTGTGAACTAGCTTAAATAGTTCTTTTACGCCTGTTTCAGCAAATGTTCTAGCTACTAACTCTATGCGTTGTTGTGACGCATTCATAATTTGTGCTACACCGGTAGCTGTCTTATTAAGACTGTTAGCATCTAAACCTTGATTGTAAGCTGTAACACCTGTTCTCTTTTCTTTCATAGAGTCCATGTATTCAACCATACCGAATGATGATGCTGGTAATGGTGGATGTGATAAAGGCATAATGCCTGAACCTGGATCACCTTCTACACGAACAATACCACCTGGACGTGAAGTAAGCATATCATCTAGGTTTACACGATCAGAGATAGCATAACGACCATTGTTAGCTAGATACATATTATCTAACTGACCACGAATAAGTGTGGACTTAATTAACTGAATGTCCATAGTAAGATCAGCGTATGATCTACCGATATGTCTATGTGGCATAATCATAGGTGTGATACATGCAAATGGTACATACTCTGTTTTCTCTTTGTAGAGAACTGTATTACCTAAGATAACCACTCTATGACGTTCACCGTCTAGTTTAATATATGTGTCTTTAACTAATGCTTCATCTGATTCAATAGCTCTGTCATATTCTTCATCATAAATATCACGTGCATTAGATTCTTCTTCAAACGTATCACGTAAATCTGACATGATAGACTTGATATATTCTAGTGGCTTGTCAAATGTCTCTGCAATATCTGACAATTGCATAACTTCTCTATGTTGAACAAATCTAGCGTCTTGTAGATTAGGACTTGATACTTCTACAGATACCATCATGTTTTCAGGTGCTACGTTCTCAATGTTAATCTCTGTCTTTTTCTCTGTGACTTTGAGCTTAACGTCATGTAACATAGGTTGCATAACTGTAGCTGGATCAACACCATTAGCCATAGCTTGTTGGTAAACAACATCCATATTGACAGATGGGTCAGCGTATGCAGTATGCTCTAATACTTCTGTATTCTCATCTGAAGCCAACATTTGTAGTTGTGCGTCAGTTAGACCTTGATACTCGTATTCTTCTATTTCTTCCTCTTCTTCAGCATAGACTTTTACATAGCCATTCTTAGATAGTAATGCGTCTTTAAACCATACGTAGAATGTCTTGAAGCCTTCATTCTTTTCCATAACGATATGGTTAATGTAATCTGTTTCTTGTTCTGCTGCTTCTTGATCTTCAGGACCTTTAGGATCAAACTGAACAACTTTATCACCAGCTACGAATACTTTAAGTAATTGTGGTAATGCAGCTTCAATCGTATCTTGTACGTCATAGCTAACTACTTGTGAACGACCTTCTTCTTCGTTACCGAAAGGTTGACCTAAGTAGTAGTCAATTGCAGCAGCTCTGTCGTTAGATAATGCAGAGTCATTAACACCATATGCAATGTTCTCTTCAGCTTCTACACGAGCTATGATTTCCATGTCTTGTAACTTCATTAAACAATTCCTCTATTTGTGTATTGTATCTTCTCTCTAGACCATGATTCATTCTTCATAGATTCTATAGAAGTACATAAATATCTGAAAGCATCTGCTCCATGAGAGAACTCATCATGCAATGGTGCGCCAGGTTCGTTAGTTGCAGAGTTTATACTTCTGCGATAATTCTTTAAACATTCCACAAGTCTATTAGCTGACTTATCAAAGTATATACGGTGGAAGTTCATTCTTGCTAGTTTAATACCGGACTCTATATCTTGTTTAGGAACGATACGAATATCCCATCCTAGTTTACGCATAATATCTTCTGCTGATATACCATGCTTAAAGTCTTTAGACTGTCCGTCATGTGGTAAGAACATTGTACCCCAATTGTATGGTAAGTTCTTTAGTTGTGCAGAATAACTATCTAAAGTCCTGTGGTCATCTTCTATGTAACCAATGATACGTAAGTCTGATACACCTTTTTGGCATAAAATAACTGACATACTATCGTTCCAACCTAAGTCCATAACAACGTGAACTTTAAGCATTGGGTCATAAGGCACATTAGTAATATGTCCTTCTTCTTGTGCTTCTCTAATCTCGTTAGAGTATATAGCACCATCAACTGCAGCTTTACAATCACCTTCCCAGATGTTTGCATAGTCAGGGTTAGTCTTTAAACTATGTTGACGTTCTATCTCTAGCACTTCAGGAAACCAAGGATTGTCAGTATAGTTTACTTTAACAACCTTAGCGTTCTCTGGTGGATTAACCACGAACCTAGTATATGTGTCGTCTGTATCTAGTGCTGGATTAAATGACACCCATATCTCTGAATTAGGTTTACGTATTGTAGGAATTAATATATCCCATGACTTTTTGGAAACCGTCTGAGCCTCTTCTACGAACACGACATCACAGCCCTCGAACGACTTAATCGACTCGACTGTATTAGTAGCTAAACCAGTAAAACTAAATGAGCTACCGTTAATACCTCTAATCTCTGCTTCTAATACTTCATAAAAAGCACCAAGACCTAGTAATTGTATTTGGTCGTTCAACAAAGTATGGACTGATTGCTTTATCGATTTTTGAATCTCTCTAGCACATAAGACACGTAAAGGTTTGTTTGCTGCCTGTATAAGCAATGCTCTTGCCATAGACCATGACTTTCCACTTCCACGACCACCGTATGCTACTTTATAGCGGTGATTCTCGAAAAGAAAATCTAATTTACTCGGAAACTGAGCTATCGTCTGGCTTGACAAAGCTAATTCCTATTCCAATAGGTAAATCTTTACCATCTGCGCCAGTCAACTCTGTAGTTGCTACTGACTTACCATCTATTCTATCGCCTAGTTCTTTTATAGCTGATACGTCACCTGATGCTGCTTTATCTATTAAAGCCTCTGCTATCATACGTAAACGTTCTGCATCTGATTGAATAACAGCACGTCTCAGAGTTTCTGCCCATAACCTATTGTTTTTACTAGAATATGTGTTGCCTTTGTTTACTTCGGCTGCTTTCTCTCTAGCTAATGCTAATTGTTCTTCTTTGTCCATGATATTGCAACTCCATACGGTTGGTTGCCCTTTTTTAAATAATTCTTTACTTTTTGTTTATTTATAGATAATATTAATTGTAGTCTTTTTATATTCATAATTTTTAGGAGAGTAAAACTATGAAAGTTTCTAATATGTATAGTACCAGAACCAATAACAAGGTTGCCAATCAATTTGTTATAAAAGGTGATAATGCAACATATTTCCAATCTTATAACTCAATTATAGTTAAGATAGAAGATGGCAAAACTTACCTTGATGAATATTATTGGAACTATTCAAGAACAACTAGTAAGTATAGGTCTTCATTCTTAATGGAAAATACCAAAGAAACAGAAAAAAAGATTAAAGAAGGATTATACATCCTTACTAACTTAAATGGATAACTATATGTCACCCAGCGAACTTAAATATCAACACGAACTGCTTAATCCTAATAGTCTATTCTTTTCCAAAGATACTATGAAATTCTTTGGCGATACCATGAAAAACTATGGTGTTAGAACTGTTGGTGATTATTATGAGCTATATAGAAAGAAACCTGTTAATGGTAATCTAACTAATAGCCATTACTTTCACAAAGTAACTTTTGCTCAGTCACCTAAAATAGATGATTGAACAATTTATTATTGCTGTAACTGAACTAATTGCTTTATGGCTTATACAATCCAATGATGACAAGTATAGAAAATATGCTTGCATTTTTGGGTTGTTTGGTCAACCATTTTGGTTCTATTCATCTTACATAGCTCACCAATGGGGAACTTTTATATTGTGTTTCTTTTTTACTGCTGCATGGTTGAAAAGTTTATACGAATATTGGTTATCTAAGTAATCCTTCTAACCAAGTCCATGCTGGCATAAGTCCAGTTTTTTGTTCTGCATATTGTGTAGCTAACGGATTTGCTGTTCTATTTAACTCTGAATATGGTCCAAAGTTTACCCAAGAGTTTTGTCCCCTTGTTTCTGATGCTGCTGCTGGCAATGCTTCAGGTGAAAACATCCTAGCGTGAGATTGAAATGCGTTCTCTTCTCCTGTTGCTCTAAATCCAACACCATGTTTTGCGTGTCCAAATACATCATGTACAGCTCTAAACATATCATTAGCTAATACAGGTTTACCATCCCATTTTTCATCTGTCTTTTGTAATAATGGATTTAGCTTTGATGCTTCTTTAGCTCTAGTGCCTCCAAAGCCTGACTCTGTAGGAAATACATATAAATGTTTATTCTGTACTAAATCATTAATAGCATTTCTAGGGTTACCGTATGGATCACCTGATTTTGGCATAAACTCAAATTTATACCCTGCTTTTTTTAATGCTTCGTATTGAGCTTGTGTCTCATCAATTAATGCGTCATAAGCCTTTTTAGTAGGCAGCGCTTGTGGATTGTTAGCCATTTTCTCATATTCATTTGCTATGCGTTTAGCTCTTTCAACATCCACTTGTGTATATTTTTCTAATGGATTATATAATAACCCTCTATTAGCAGCATATTCATTTGCAATATCTACAAGTCTTTGGTCTGTACCAAATTGCTCTTGTTTACCGCCAACATTTACAATATTTGGCATACCTTCTAAAGTTTTACCAACATATTTTGCTGGTGCTAATGCGCCAATTAATCCCATAACAGGATTTGCATTAAGTCCTAAAGATAACTGCTCTTCAGGTGTCATCTTACTAGGATCAGGTATAGAATTTAAGAAAGACTGAACATTGCCTCGCATAAAACGATACAATGGTGGCTCTGTTACTTGACCATTCTTGGTATATTCAAGTAAACCTGCCATGTTATAACTCGCTTTCTTGTCCGTTTCCTTTTAGAGGATATATCATTCTGTAATAGCAGTCCCACCATTCTTGACTATAGTCTGTATTCTGATAGTCTTTAAAGCATGGTGTGCCTAATGTATGATGCACTAGTTTAGCATCTGGATTGTATTCGTATTCTGTTTCTAGCCAGTTCCATGTTTCGTCTAGCTTACCTACTTGTTCTTCTGGATACTTGAGCCATTCAAACCTATGTAGGTATTGTCCTGTCTTTTCTTGCACAAACTTAGGCGTTAGCTGTTTGTTCAACCAATGTCCACAGTTCCATAGTATAACGCTTGACCAGTTCTTTTTAGGATAGTCTTCGTTCTTTGCACCTAGATATTTAACAGGATGCTTTGTTGTATAGTAATGCTTTACGACTTTGACTGCTTCGTCATTATCAAAGTTAGCTAGTATCTCTGCTATATCTGTTCTACATATCATATCGCCATCTACCCACAAAGCGATACCTTTAAAGTTATTTAGATATGGAACTAGAAAGCGTGAATAGATAAATGCGTTACTACCGTCTTTATGTGTTTCTTCGTAGTCTTTTAAAGTATTTAGTGCTAATGGTGTAAAACTTACCGGTATAGATGACTTTTCTATAACTGACTGACAAAAGTTATGATAAGCAATTGGTTCTACCTTGCCATCATATCCTACATATATATCTAGTTTTACCACTTAACCTTATTTGCCCAATAGGCAGCACTCATCTTACCTTTTGCAATGTTTTTAGCGTGTCTTGCTTTAAATGACTTTGCTCTATCTGTATTTGTTTTATCGCCACTTACGCCTTTTTGACCAAAGCGTATAAGTTTCTCTTGGTCACCCTCTTTAGCCAATACTGCATGTGACTTAGTAGGATGACTAGGAGTTCTCTTTGGTTTGTTATACCCTGAGAATGTTTCTTTACCCTTCTTAATCATTTCTTTTTAACTGGCTTTGCTGATTGTTTTAGAGCTTTGGCTGTAGGTGCGCCTTTTGTACCTGGTTTACGCATCTTTTCACCTGATCCTGCTGCTATTCTTTTACGCTTAGCATGGATGTTAGCCCATAAACCTGGTTTACTTGCCACGTTTAGCAGCTTTCTTCATAGGTTTAGCAGCCATTTTCTTACCTGACTTCTTTGCGTATTCTTTAGCTTCTTTTTTGCCTTTTTCTGTATAAGCAAATTTTTTCATTCCGACCATTGGCATATTATTTACCTTTCTTTTTAGCCATGCCAGCTTCTGATAAAGAGATAGCAATAGCTTGTTTAGGAGATTTTACTACTTTACCACCTTTACCTGAATGTAATGAACCTGTTTTAAATTCCTTCATCACTTTGCTGACTTTCGCCATCTTGCCTTTTTTCGTTGTTGGCTTCTTCATAGCTTTTCCTTAACTTAATAAATCTGTGGTCGTATTGACAATCAGGGCATTTATCATATCCTGTTTCATCATACGGTGTTCCGCATGTAGTGCAAATAGATAGTTTCATATAAAAGAAAAAGCCCAACCACGGAGAGAGTGCAGTCAGGCTTTTGTGGGATTACATTATTAACGGACAGGAGTTGTCCACATAGGCGTTATTATACCACACTTACATAGTTTTGTTCAACAAGATTATGCATTTATCCTTCTCGCAGCCATAGTAATTAGATTGTCAAAGGCTAGTTCTAGCTTGTATGGATAAGCTAATGGCTTCTTAGCGTCTAGGTATCTAGCATATATAGCGTCTTGTTGTTCTTTAGGTAAGCTATGGATAATAGCGTCTATGGTGCGTATGTTAGCCATATCTTGAGCTGAACACATTTCTTCGAATACTTCTGAAGTTGACTCTCCCCCTGAAGAGAGTCCTATGCTTTTAGATGGATAACCTAGCTTATGATTATCCGACTTCATCCATAAAGACCAGTCTTGCATAATAGATAATAAACGTTCCATTGTAATCATTTAGTCTCCACAAAAACATTCTATTGAGTCATCAAACATATCTGATTGCTTATCTACAAAATTGTGAATATCTGCATATCTCGGTCTATCAATTCTAAATCTATTTCCATCACCTTCTGTAATTGATTTTGCATATTCTTCTTGTTTAGCCCACCATACAGCTCTATCAGGTTTTTGTTGAATAAGTGTAAGTATTTTTGGTAATGCTTTTAAGAAACATAAATCACAGTTTCCACCTATTGTTTCACCATTTACTATTGGCAATTCTAAATCAAATGTATTGTTATTCCAAAAGTCTAATACTTCTGGTTTAGATACATTAGCAGTATATAAAGGCATTATAGGTTCTTCACCCTTTCCTCTTGACTTCATTTTAGCTGCTCTACGACCTTCGTCAGCTCTAATGCCAACCATGTTAAGTCTTTCATCCCATCCTAAACTTAATAAATATCTATGGATGGTTCTAACTTTTAATTCTTCTGTGCAAAATCTAGCTCTAACATTTGGAAGCATTTTACGGTCTTTAATAATATATTCAAAAGGTTCTCCATTACGACTAGCAGTTTCATAATTTACCTTTGCAAATTCTTTAAGACTTCTATACTCTAACCAATGAATAGGAACATTCCAATTTACTTCACAATCATTAACAAACTTTAAAGTAGCTTCTTCTTCTTTTCCTGTATTAGCAAAACAAACTATAGCGTCAGATGGTAAACCATTATTACTTTGTAA